CTGCTGGACACCGTGGCGCGGACGCTCAATGCCGATCGCATCCGTCCGCTAACCGATTACGTGCGGGTGCAGTCGGCGACCATCGTGCCGTTCACGATCGAGGCCACGCTGTGGTCGTTCGCCGGCCCCGATCCCGACATTGCGATGGCGGCCGCCCAGGCCAATGCCGACCGCTATCGCAACGACTGCCGCCGCATGGGCCGCGATATCACGCTCTCCGGCCTCTATGCCGCGCTGCACGTCGCCGGCATCCAGCGGGTCGAGCTGACCTCGCCCACGGCCGATATTCCCATCGATGACACGCAGGCGCCGTACTGCGCGAGCATCGTGCTGCATTACGGCGGTATCCATGCCTAGCCTATTGCCGCCGAACGCCACCACGCTCGAACGCGCGCTCGCCCAGGTCATGGCCGAGATGCTGGACATTCCGACGCCGATCGGTGCGCTGTGGAATCCCGACACGATTCCGCTGCCGCTGCTGCCCTGGCTGGCCTGGTCGCTCGCGGTCGATAGCTGGAAACCGTATTGGTCCGAGTCGGTCAAGCGCGCCCGCGTGCGGCAGGCGATCGATATCGCGCGGCGCAAAGGCACCGCGCAGGCTGTGCGCGATGTGGTGACCGCGTTCGGCGGTCTGGTCACCGTGCGCGAGTGGTGGCAGACCGAACCGAAGGGGCCGCCCGGCACCTTCGAGCTGGTGCTGACGCTCTCCGGGCGGGACGGCACCGAAGCGTCCGCGCAATACGTCGATGACGTGATTGCCGAGATTCGGCGCACCAAGCCGGCCCGCGCGCACTTCACTTTTACCCAGGGATTCCAGGCCCTCGGCGCCATCGGTGTGATGGCCGTCGCGCGCCCGCTCGCTTACGCCCGCCTGCAATTTGCGGAGGTGGCCTAGATGGCCCTCCGACTCGTCCTCACGCCCGCCGGTCGCGCGGCGCTGCGCAACAGCGCTGGCGATGGCACGAATGCGGTCCGCATCGCCTCGGCCGGCGTCACCGCGACCGCCTTCGCGCCGGGCCAGCCGCTGCCCGCCGAAATCAAACGACTGGCCTCCATTGCCGGTGGCGCGACCGCCGCCGATACGCTGCACGTCACCATTCGCGATGACGGCAGCGACGTCTACAGCGTGCGCGGCTTCGGCTTCTACCTGGGGGACGGCACCTTGCTGGCGTCCTACGGGCAGGCCGACGTGATCGTGGAGAAGTCCGCTCAGGCCATGCTGCAACTCGCACTGGACGTGCAGTTCGCGGACGTGGCGGCGAGCGCGCTGACCTTCGGCGATACGAGTTTCAGCAACCCGGCCGCGACCACCGAACGCCTCGGCGTGGTGGAGCTGGCGACCGACGAGGAAGCCGGCGCGGGCCGCGACACGCAGCGCGCGATCACCCCGCGCAACCTGAAAAGCACCCTTGATACTCGGCTTGGCGCGAGTGCACCGACCGACTTCGGCAAGACCCTGCTGGCGCTCGCCACGGCGGCCGCCTTCCGCACTGCGCTGGCCCTGAAGGGTGCGGCCCTCAAAGACGATGGCGCCGGCAACGGACTGGATGCCGACCTGCTCGACGGCCAGCACGGCGCGTACTACCGCAGCTGGCAAAACCTGACGGACGTGCCGGCCACCTTCCCAGCCTCGCCGCATCGCACCGACTGGACGACACTCGATAACATCCCGGAACCGGCGACGCGCTGGCCGGCCTGGGCCGAAGTCAGCGGCAAGCCGGTGACGTTCGCGCCCGCGGCGCATTCGCATGCGATCAGCGACGTCAACAACCTGCAGACCACGCTGGACGGCAAGGCCACACCGGCGCAAATCAATACCGCGTTCGACGCGGCGATCAAGCTCGGGGTGACCAACAGCACCGCCCATACGATCTTCCAGTCCGGCGCGCCGCCGGATATCGCGCACATCGAATCGACCGGCAACAGCCGCAACGTCGCGCTGCAGATTTCCAACGCCTCGAACAAAGGCGCCTCGGCGGTGCTCTCCTTTATCCGCGAAGGCCAGTTCGGGGCGCACTTCGGCCTCGATACCGACAACGTGCTGAAGTTCGGCGGCTGGTCGTTTGGCGCGAGCGCCTGGCGCGTGGTGCATGAAGGGCTCGCGCAAGTGACCCTGGCCGGCCCGCTGTCGGTGAACGCCGATCCCAACTTCGGCCTGGGCAAGGACACCACGGGCAACAACCTCACGTTGCGCGCGTGGACCGATCTGCGTTTCCAGCGGCGCAGCGACAGCGCCACCTTCACCATCTGGCACAGCGGCAATTTCGTGCTGGCCAGCAAACAGGATGCGCTCGGCTATGTTCCCGTGCAGCAAGGCGGCGGCGTGGGCCAAGGGACCAACAAGCTTTATCTCGGCTGGAATGGCAACAAGATTCGCCTGACCGTGGACTCGACCGACCTGGGCGCGCTGGCACTGGAATCGTGGAGCAATGACACGTTCCTGCCGCGCGCGGGCGGTCTCATGAGCGGCGGCATCGACTCCCCCATCATCGCGGATAACACGGGTATCGCCACCTACGCGCGCTCGACCTTTCGCGCACAGAGCAATGCCTCGACCGCCGCGGCGATTTCGTTCGTGCGCGCCGGTGCGTTCGGCGTGTACTTCGGCCTCGATACCGACAACCGCTTGAAGGTCGGCGGCTGGTCGATGGGCAACGTCGCCTATGCGCTGTTCCACGAGGGCAACTTCAATCCGGCCAGCAAGGCCGACAGCGGCCACCGGCACAACTTCGACACCATCAACAGCTTGCAGGAGTGGCTGAGCGACCGGCCGACGCGGAACGAATTTGCCTGCTCAGCCGGCGAGAATGGCTGGCAGAAGCTGCCCAGCGGCATGATCCTGCAGTGGGGCACCTATCGCCCGAGTGGCCCGTGGTCCGAAGGCACCGGCCCGACGCTCGGCTTTCCGATGGCGTTCCCGAATGCCTGCCAGCACGTCCAGGTCACGGACTTCAATAACAATGTCGGCGGGCGCGGCTGGAACCACTACGACGTGGCCGCACAGGTGACCGGCTGGTCCGCCGCGCAGTTCACCACCTTCCTGCAATGGCCCGGCTCGCAGGATGCGAACTACTGGTGCGGCCTCACGTATTTTGCGGTGGGTTACTGATGGCCTTCTATTTCCGCCCCGCGAATCTCGGCTTCTACAGCGATGCGTTTCATGGTGCACGTACCGTGTTCGTGCCCGATCCGGACGGGACCGCACCCGCGGACGACGCCGACACGCGCGCGCCGCTGATCGAGGTAGCGAATCCCGCCTGCACCCTGCCGCCGATCGCCGAGCTGATCCCGATCACGGCGGATCAGTATGCGGCGCTGATCGACGGCCAGAGCCGCGGGCAGCTGATCGCGCTGGTGGACGGCCAGCCGGCGCTGGTGAATCCACCGGCGCGCTCGGTGCAGGAGGAGTTGGCCGCAGCCGCTCGCGAGCGCGAGCGCCGGCTGGCCGTCGCGACGTCGAGGATCGCACCGCTGCAGGACGCGGTGGACCTCGGCGACGCCACCGATGATGAATCTGCGCAGCTCGTCACATGGAAGCGCTACCGCGTCGCGCTGAACCGTCTCGACCTCTCTGCCTTACCGATCGCCTGGCCCGACGCACCGGCGCTTTCCGACTCCCCAACTCTCTCGAACGAGGTTTGATCCATGCCGACCGCTTACCACCATGGCGCCCGCGTCCAGGAAACCAGCGATGCCCCGCTGTCGCTGCCGACCGTCTCCACCGCTGTTATCGGTTTGATTGCCACCGCGACCGATGCGGATGCCGACGCCTATCCGCTGGATCAGCCGGTGCTGCTGACCCGCCCGCAAACTGGGCTTGCCAAGGCCGGCACGAAAGGTACCCTTGCCGCTTCGCTGCAGGCCATCGCCGATCAGGTGACCTGTCCGGTGGTGGTGGTGCGCATCGCCGAGGGTGTCGATGCCGAGGCGACCACCAGCCACGCGATCGGCGGCACCAGTGCGCAGGGTCGCTATACCGGCATGAAAGCCCTGCTCAGCGCCGAACAGCGGCTCGGCGTGCGCCCACGCATCCTTGGGTGCCCGGGCCTGGACACCAAGCCGGTTACCACCGCGCTGGTGTCACTCGCGCAGCAGCTGAAGGGCTTTGCGTATGCCAGCTGCGCGGACTGCGCCACGGTGAGCGACGCCAAGCTGTATCGCAAGGGTTTCGGCGCGCGCGAGCTGATGCTGATCTGGCCCGACTTCACCCGCTGGGACACGATCAAGAACGTCGAGACCAAAGCACAAACCATCGCCCTTGCGCTGGGCCTGCGCGCCAAGCTCGATGAACAGGTCGGCTGGCATCGCGTGCTGTCGAACATGCCGGTCAACGGCGTGGGCGGGATCGATAAGGACGTCTATTTTGACTACCTCACGGAAGGCACCGACGCGGACCTCTTGAACGAGGCCGGCGTGACCACGCTGATCAACCGCAACGGCTTACGCTTCTGGGGCTCGCGCACCTGCGATGACGGCGATTTTATCTTCGAGTCGTACACCCGCACCGCGCAGGTCGTCTCCGACACGATCGGCCAAGGCGTATTCGAGTACAGCGACAAGCCGATGCACGCGAGCCTTGTGCGCGACCTGGTGGAATCGATCAATGACCGGCTGCGCAGCCTGGTTCGTCAGGGTTTTCTGCTGG